TGGAACGAACCATTCTATGAGTCTTGTGATTTGATTATGAACATATCTAAACAAACAGTTAATATTGTGGATAATGTTTGTCAGATTAAACCGAGAACAGATTGGGATAATACTTATGTACCTCATGGAATCAATGAGAAAAATTTCTATCCAATCAATAAATCTCATAAAGAGTGGGGTGATTTACTACAATTCAGAAGAAATCTAACAAGTGGAAAAAAGTACGACTTTATTGTGTTTTGGAATAATAGAAATATTCGGAGAAAGTTACCTGGTGATGTTATAATGGCATTCAAAACTTTTTGCGATATGTTACCAAAAGAAAAAGCTGAGAAGTGTGCATTAGTAATGCACACACAACCAAGAGATGAAAATGGTACAGATTTACCAGAAGTAGTTAAGAATGTTTGTCCAAATTATGATGTAATATTTTCTCATAAAAAATTAGACGATAAAGGTTTACGTTATCTCTACAACATAGCTGATATACAGATTAATATGGCATCTAACGAAGGATTTGGACTAGGAACCTGTGAGGCTCTGATGTGTGGGACACCAATATCAGTCACAGTTACAGGTGGATTGCAAGACCAATGTGGATTTAGATACAAAGATAAATTGTTGACTTACCAAGATTATAGTTGGGTTCATTCTTTACATGATGAGTTCAAATGGAAAGATAATTCTGATTTAACTTGGGGTGAATGGGCTAAACCAGTTTGGCCATCTAATCGTAGTTTACAAGGTTCAATACCTACACCATATATTTTTGATGATAGGCCTCGATTCGAAGACTTCGCTAATGCTATGAAAGAGTGGTACGATATGGGTAAGGAAGAAAGAGACAAATGTGGTATGATGGGTTATGAGTTTGTAATGAGTGATGATGCTATGATGTCAGCTACTGCTATGTCAAACTTATTTATAGACCACATGGACACCGCTTTTGAAAAATGGAAACCAAGAAAACGTTTCACAATGTTTGAAGCTTAGGAGAACAGTTATGGAAAAACTTATAACAGATGTACTAGAAAAGTATAGAAGAAAAAAATTAACTTCAAGAGATTTGGCGATGTTAATAGTAGCTCATATTAAAGTCGGTATAAATGGTAAGAAGGGTTGGTTTTTAGATTTGAGTGACTATTCTGGACAGCATGAAAGAGCAAAAGATATAATAAGAGAATTTGAGGCATAGATGAAACCATTAATGTTGATTACAGGACCAGTTGCTACACGAAGTGGTTATGGTTCACATACTAGAGACTTAGTTAGAAGTCTAATTTCGATGGATAAATTTGATATTAAGATAAATTCTTTGAGATGGGGTAATACTCCTATGAATGCATTGGATGAAAATAATCCAAATGACTTACCTATTCTACAGAGAATATTGAAATCAAACGAACTACCTAAACAACCCGAGATACACATTCAAGTTAGTGTTCCAAATGAATTTACTCCAATAGCAAAGTATAACATTGGTGTTACTGCCGGTATTGAGAACACAGCACCAAAAGCAGAGTGGGTGCAGGGTTTGAACAGAATGAATATGAATATTGTTCCGTCTAAGTTTGTAAAAGAGATATTTCAAAAAGTTTCTTACGAAGAAATTAATGAACAAACAAAACAAAAAACTGGCGAACTAAGAGTAACTTCACCTATTGAGGTTTTATTTGAAGGAGCTGATACAGATATTTACAAACTAACAAATGAATTGTCTTCTGAACTTAAAACTGAGATGAACAATATTAAGGAAAAATTTATTTTTCTGTATACAGGACATTGGTTGCAGGGTGATTTAGGACAAGATAGAAAAGACACAGGAATGTTACTCAAAACGTTTTTGGAAACATTTAAAAATAAACCAAATCCACCAGCTCTTTTAATGAAAACTAGCGGTGCTACCTTTTCTATTATGGATAGAAATGAGATTAAGCAAAAGATAGACGATATAAAATCTACAGTAAAAGGTAAGTTACCACCTGTATATTTTTTACATGGAAACCTAACTGATGAAGAGATGAACCAAATGTACAATCATAATAAAGTAAAAGCACACATAACTTTTACACATGGTGAAGGGTTTGGTAGACCATTATTAGAAGCTAGTTTATCCGAAAAAATAGTAATCGCTCCAAGTTGGAGTGGACACATAGATTTTTTAAATAAAAATAATTCTGTTTTGTTGCCAGGTACTATGACGCCTGTACACAAATCGGCTTTACCAAAGGAGATGTTGGTTGATGGTGCACAATGGTTTACTGTAAATTATCAGTATGCTTCTAAAGTTATGATGGATGTTTTTAAGAAGAATAGAAAGTATACCCTTATGGCTAAAAGACAATCAATGTATAATAGAGTAAACTTTTCTATGACTAAAATGACTAAGGAGTTCCATAAAATTTTAAACAAATACCTACCTAAGTTCGAAGAGCAACCTCAACAAGTTGATTTAAAATTGCCTAAGTTGAAAAAGGTTGATAGTCCAAAGCCAGAAAAAATGAAATTACCAAAACTAAAGAAGGTGTAAGATGGAAGAAAAAACTAAATGTCCTTGTGATGCTAATTTATATGATAATTGTTTCGTAGAAAAAACAGAAATAGAGGGTAAACCATTTGAATCCTATATGTGTTTTGATTGTGGTATGACATCTAATTCTTACTTAGCTTTCGATAGTGAAAAGCTAGAAGATTACACTAAAAATCATAGTGAACTAATGAATGACTTGAGAATAATGGATGAAGAAAGAGGTATCGTATGGTTTCCATCTGTAATTAACATGGGTGAAAAAGGTATAATATATCCAGATGGACAACTTACAGATTGGTACTGGCATTATGCTAAAGTTGTAGAAATACCTGAAGATGAAAGAGAAAATTATGACGGACATGAGAGAAGATTAGATGTAGAAAACTCTGAAAAGTTTGGTCAGTTTGAATTTATGGAAGCTTGTAAATCTATGGGTATTATAAAAGATAATGGCTAAGTTACCCTATAGTTGGACTAAAGTATCTTCAGGTGATATTATTTCGTTTATCTATGAAAATAAAGAAGGTAGAAAACTCAGAAGAACAATATTGGTATTAGACCCAAAACTATTGAATAGAGCTAAAAATCCCTCTAGTAAATATTTGGTTCATGGAATCCAATTAGAAGTTTCTAATCAACCAACTTTACTTCAGATGAAAAATCTTTTAGAACAGGCCGGCAAAACAGAGATAGTAGATGAAAAGAAAAAAATATACAGAGTAAGATTGGAATCAAACGCTAGAGCAACATATAAAAAAATGAGAACTATCATCAACAAATATGGACTTTACCGAAGTTATAATTATGACAAAGCAAGAAAGAGCACGGTAACATTAGAAGATTTAAGATTACCAACACAATTCATAGAAGAGTTAAAGAATGAAAATTAGTTACGGTATCACAGTTCATAATGAAGCTGATGAGCTAAATAAGTTATTAGAAATATTAGTACACAAAACAGATAAGGAAGATGAGATAGTAATCTGTGTTGATGGTGATGATGATGCAGTAAAATTTGTACTAGATAGTTGGACTCAACAATACTCTGATAAAAAAACAATTAAAGTTTATCAAAGAAAGTTGGAAAAGGATTTCGCTGCACAGAAGAATTCGGTTATAGAAAATTCAACAGGTGATTATATATTTCATATAGATGCTGATGAATATCCAAATGATATATTACTACAACAGTTAAAACCAATACTACAGATAAATGATGTTGATTTGATTTGGATTCCTCGTGTCAATACAGTTGATGGATTTACAGTTCAAGATGTAAAGAGATGGGGATGGAAAGTAACTGAGAAAGGATGGGTGAACTATCCTGATTATCAAGCAAGAGTATTTCGTAACCATAAAGATATCCGATGGACAAGACCACTACACGAATATATCACAGGATGTAAAACATATTCACACCTACCACCACAAGAAGAATTAAGTTTATATCATCCAAAAACAAAAGAAAGACAAGAAGCACAAAATCAGTTTTATATGGATAATTTTAGTAGGGATATGTTAGTCAGAACAGGAGTAAAAAAAAAGTTTGAACCAATCTCTTTAGAATATTTTTTGAATATGGAAGTCGCTAGTGGAGGACCTAGTAAAAAAATATTAAACAGAAACGACCAACTAAAAACAGTTAGGGATGTGGTAGAGTTCTATTCTGATGAAAGTAATATCGATTCAGTCAGAAGAGAATTAAAACCTGATAATTGGCAATACTTTAACTGCATGTTAGCTGAGTTTAGACACAATGTTGAAGACCACCACAAATTGGGTTGGGAAAACATGACTAAAGAATACTATGAGTCTTTAGATATGATGACTGATAAAGAAATAGAAGTATTCAACAGAGATAATCCTGTTGAGTTTGACAATGGTTTGATGAAACATGGATACCATAGAGGTTACGCGATGATTGGCAGATTAATAAAAGGTAAACCATACATACCGCTTTATATGGAAACAGAAAAAATATACAATGTTGCTTGGAAAAATGATAATAAAATCAGAATAAAAAATCCCCTTTACAATTTAAAAAGTTTAAGCCAACTTAACGATTTAGATCGTAGAGAATATTGTTTAACTCAGTCTAGCATATTGGCTTTGATGGGTATAAGAGAAAATGACGATATAGATATTATTATTAGTTCAAAACTAAGAAATGAGTTAGGTATCGGAAGTCAGTATGTTAAGCGTGGTAATATAGAAATATTTTCACCAAATTATGATAAATTTATGATTTACGGCGTACAAAATGATGATGATTTGATTAAAAACTATACTTTTGAATTTGAAGGTTTTAATTTCTTAGAACCAAGATTTTATTTCAGTAGAAAACACAGGAAAGATGAAAAAAATACTAAGGATTGGGAAGGTATAGAAAATTTTTATAAAATGGAGTCTTATAAAGGTTATCCCTTTTCAGATTGTAGTTTGGATAAATGGGGATTTGAATTTATATGATAATATCTCATAAGCATAAATTTATTTTTATGAAAACAAGAAAGACTGCCGGTACTAGTATACAAACTGCTTTAACAGATATATGTGGACCTGATGACATAATTTCATCTGATATAGATACAGTTGGTAGAAATGAGGATAAGTCTTGTTGGGATGGACATCCACATCCACACTTATGGGATGTTAGAAAATTAGTTGGGGAAGAAGTATTCAATAGTTACTTTAAGTTTGCATTTGTTAGAAATCCATTTGATGTTACTGTATCTAGATTTTATTGGAATATAAATGGTAAAGGACAGAAAGGTTATGATTTAACTAAGGAAGGATTCAACAGATGGATAGATGAATATACTTCAAGTTCGATATTTCATAAAGCTGAATATTACGCTATAAATATGGCCTATCCTTTTCTATTTAGTGAAAACTTTGTGAGTAACAATCATTCAATGATAGACTATGATTTGAGGGGCAGGTCTTTTGATTTAGATTATGTTGGTAGGTACGAAAACTTAGTTGAAGATTTTGATGAGATATGTAACGTACTAAATTTGGGAAAAATAAATCTACCCAACAAAAAAACAGGTATGAGAGATAAAGAAAGTTACAAAAAGATGTACACAGAAGATTCTATTGCTAAGGTATCTAAATCTTTTTCAGTTGATTTAGATTTATTGGGTTATGGTTTCAATCAAGAAATAACGATAAGTAAAAAGAATGTTTTAATAGATAGAAATAACTTTGTAGATGTTGATAAAAATATTAATGGTGCTAGTCTTATAAAAGTTCCAGATTGGTTAGAGAATCCTTTGGGAAAGTATTACTTATATTTCGCCAGCCACACTGGTAAATATATAAGATTAGCCTATTCAGAAAATCTTAGAGGACCTTACAAAATATACAAAGACGGAACTCTGAAACTTAATCAGACAAATTGTAAGAGTCATATTGCTAGTCCTGATGTGCATATAGTGGGTGAAGAGATACTGATGTACTATCATGGAGATTTGGAGAATGGACAGAAATCATTTCTAGCTAAGTCAACTGATGGATTAAATTTTAAAACTGAAAATAAAGTCTTAGGAGAGTTTTACTTTAGAGTGTTCAAATACAAAGATAAAGTTTATTCAGTCGCTAAAAATAAGAATGAGGATTCTGTTATATATCAATCAGATTCCTATGATGGTGAATTCAAAGAAATATTCAACATTTTACCAAACTCAAGACATACAGCAGTTTATATCAAAGACGATTATCTTTTTATATTCTACACTATAGTTGGAGATGCACCTGAATCAATATACTATTGTAAGTTGAAAATATCGGAAAATGTAGATGAGTGGGATGTTATTTCTAATCATAAATTATGCCCACCACAATATGAATTTGAAGGTGCTGGTTCACAACTTATTCCAAGTAATTTTGGTTCTGCTACTCTACGATATGGAAACATACCTCTGAATGAATTAAGAGACCCCTGTATTTTTGAGGATAAAGATTTGTATATGTTGTATTCATTTAGTGGAGAAGCAGGAATAGCTATAGGAAAATTAAACTATGAGTAATGTAGTATTTCAGGTAAATATAAAAGGACATAGAGCCAAAGATGAGTTCCAATATTCAACTAAATCTTGGGCAAAGTGGTGTGAGTTAAATAACTTCGAACACTTTGTTTTAACAGAACCAATTTATGATTTGAATTATATGAATGCAAACTGGCATAAATTCTTTGTTTTGGAAATGTTAGAGAACGAAAATATTCCATATGAAAATGTTTGTATTGTGGATGCAGATACGATTGTGCATCCAAAGTGTCCTAATTTTTTCGATGAAGTTGGAAGAAAATTTGGTGTGGTGCAAAGTGATGGTTGTTATGAGTGGGTGAACAGAAGTATCACTAAATATAGAGAACACTTGTTTAATGATATTTCTATCAAAACATGGGAGTATTTCAACAGTGGATTTATGGTTTTACATAAAACTCACAAAGAATTTTGTGATAAAGTTTATGAATTTTACAATGAAAACAGAGATAAATTGGTATATGCTCAGAAAAACTTTATGGTTGGGACTGACCAAACTCCAATCAATTATTTAACAAGAAGATTTGATATCGAACTAAAGTGGTTGCCAAATGCTTATAATCTACACGATCCTTATAGAAAAAGTCTTCTACATATTGACTCATCTAATTGGTGGCCTGATACTTTAGATAATTTATTCAATTCAGGTTGGGTTTATCATTTTAATGCTATACCACAAAATCCTATGGGTAGAGACTCTAGCTATTGGATGAAAAGAACTTATGAGGAGTTATACAATTGAAAATATCATTTTTCTCTGAAAGTCAGATAAGAGGTGAAATACCTCGAGATTTTTCAAATGCCAGAACCGAATATGCTTGGATGATGGCTTTGAATGCAGAACATCACCCTTTGGGAACTAATCCACCCAAACGTTTCGATTTAGGTATTGTTATTGTTCCAAAGACTAATCCGAATGTTGATTTAGATTTTATTAGAAGTTTTTGTGATAAAGTTACAGTTATGCAAGAAGGTCCACATTGGTATTTTCAAGATTATTCAGTCGAACAACAATTTCACTATTATAACACTCTTATGAGTGCGGACTGGATTTATTGTCACAATGAAAGTGATGTTAACTACTTCTTAGGTTTGGGTTGTAAGGATGTTAGAGTAATGAGAAGTCTTATGATACCTGAAGGATTAGTATCAAGAAGCG